GAAATCAGAGCGCACCGATGGTGCAGGCTGCTTTGTTAGAGTCTACATCAAAGGCCTCGAAAAGACCCCTGCTTATAGGGTCTACCACGAGTGGTACCGGTCCGGCGACCCCGCGTTGTTGAAATGGCTTCTTAGCTTTCTTTGCTTCGGCAAGACAGCAGCTTTTAAGAGGCCTGAGCTCAAGTCGCAAAGTTTCTCTGCGTGGCTTGAGAACGAGGGTAGGTTGGAAAAACTTGAATTGAGTCCAGTAGCCGTAAGGAACCTCGCGAGAGTAACTGCGTGGTTGTTAGAGGGCTACAAGACAGATTTAAGAAAGTTCACCCCGCACCATGGGCCCGGCGAGGTTGCCGAGCGGGTTGGACGTGGCGTAGAGCTTAAAAACTCGATCCTGGGTTTCCCTGACGCTATGCGAAAGAGGTACCTAGGGTTTGGGGATTACTCCCTATACCCAGATTTCCAGGGCTATTATGATTTTGACGACAGACCATCTGAACTGACTTTCGTCGACAAGGACTATAAGTCGCTGCGAACGATCAACATGCTTCCTGCTGGTACGATGTACCTGGAACAGGGAGTACGAGATCAATTGTACGCATTCTTTGAAGACGGACGGATTGGCCGCTTTTGCCATCTCCGGGATCAGAGGTACAACCAGCGCGCATCCCACTTTGGGAGCGTGACACGGCAGATTGACACAATTGATCTGTCTAGTGCTTCTGATTTAGTCTCTTGGTCTCTTGTTTCATCGACCTTCCCCCAAAACCTCTTGGTTGATTTAGAGACCTTACGTTCACCGTTGGTGCGCTATCGAGGGAAAACATTGTTCCAGATGAAGTATGCACCCATGGGCAGTGCATTGTGCTTCCCAGTACAATGCATTGTGTTCTGCGCGATCGTCATCGCCAGTGGCCTGTCACATTGCTTGGGACAGGATTTGCAGGTTGACGACCTCCCTGATAACCCGGTTGAGGAGCTTTTCCATTGCTTCTACACCGAGTCTCGCAGGGATCCAAGGTCTAGACTCGCTTTTCCTACAATCTTTGGTGACGACATATGCCTTGACAAAAGGCAAACGTCCAGCACCATGCGCGACCTGGAGTCCTTGGGATTCCTTGTGAACGTCGGGAAATCCTTCACAGGATCCGACACTTTCCGTGAGTCATGCGGAAAGTTCTACAGCAATGGAAAAGATGTCTCCATGCTGAAGTACAGGGGTGGGATTCCTAAAACGGGGAAACTTGATATGGCGGGGCTTGCCGGGGTAATTGACCAGGCAAATCATGCACACGACTTTGGGTACAGGAATCTGCGCCGGTATTACGTACTGATGGCCCTTAGGCATCCAGTATACGGCCTTTCTCCTCAACGTTGTGGCCGGAATCCCGTTCTTTTCTCCAATGGAGAGAACGAGACCATGGCTATTAAGTTTGATACTAACGCTCTTTATCAGAACCGGCATCTTCGCCGGCTATGGGACACCCACCTCTTTGAGGGGATGATCCAGAGTATTAGTGTCCAGCCGTCAGATGTGCTACGGCACACGCTGCAGTACCAAAATTATGGTTACTTGCAGTGGCAGCGCGCTC